CTACAACCTTCCAAGTGGAGACTGGGTGCCTTCTATTACGTCTGTAACTTCTTTCTATAACCGACAGATCTTTGTCAAGTGGCGTAAGCGAATTGGTATCGAAGAAGCTAATCGTATCACAAAGAGAGCAACTGCCCGTGGAACAGACTTCCATGCAGCAACTGAACTCTATATGTTGAACAAAGAAATAAACTGGGATGATTTTAAACCTCTGACCAAGTTTATGTTTGCTCATGCAAGACCATATCTGGACAAGATAAATAATATACACGCTATAGAAAGGACCCTATACTCTGAGTATCTTGGGTTAGCTGGTAGAGTTGACTGTATCGGAGAGTACGAAGGCGAACTCGCAGTCAT